CCCGACCTCGAGCTCCCGGGAGCCGACCCCGGACTGTCCCATATTGTCCTGGCCCTCCCCGTCCCGGACCGTGAACCCCGGACCGCGTCAGGGGCCCCGGGATATCGGGTCAAACCCCCGGTTTTCCGGGCTTTTCCGGCTCTAGCCACGCGCCACGCCCCAGCGCCGGGGGGACGGGGGCAAGGTCCATGTTTTTTACAAACAATCACCAAAAATTTGATATGACTAGTCGAAGCGACATTTTAATGTTAAATGTCCCATACGTTTCACGTGAAACAATGTTTTAGGGGCCCCTATGGATGCTTTGGCTAACCCAGTCCTAGAAGAAAAGTCTTTGAAGCTTCAGCTCCGTCTCGCGCAGCTTGAGAAGAACGAAGCCTGCCAAAATAATTTTCTCACCTTTGTAAGAACGGTCTGGCCCGAGTTCATTGCAGGACGGCATCACAAAATTATTTCTGAAAAGTTGGAGCGTGTTGCGCGGGGCGAGCTTAAACGCCTAATTATCAATATGGCTCCTCGTCATACAAAGTCAGAGTTTGCGTCTTACCTGTTCCCTGCTTGGATGATGGGGAAGAACCCCGGCATGAAGATTATTCAGGCTACGCACACCACGGAACTTGCGGTCAACTTCGGTCGTAAAACAAAGAACCTTCTTGAAGACGAGCGATATCAAGAAATTTTCCCGGAAGTTAAGCTTGCTGCGGACAGTAAGGCCTCCGGTCGTTGGGACACGAACAAGGGTGGTATGTATTACGCCGTGGGCGTTGGCTCGAACTTGGCGGGTCGTGGTGGTGATCTTGTTATTATTGACGATCCGCACTCGGAACAGACGGCTATGTCCAATTCCGGTTTTGACGATGCTTGGGAATGGTACACGGGCGGTCCTCGACAGCGTTTGCAGCCGGGCGGCAGCATAGTTTTGGTTCAGACCCGGTGGTCTGAAAAAGATATGACGGGTCAGCTTGTTCGTTCGATGGCCAAGGATCCCCTAGCCGATCAGTGGGAAGTGGTCGAATTACCGGCTTTGTTTGACGACGACACCCCGTGTTGGCCTGAGTACTGGAGTATTGAGGATCTGACCGCGGTCCGCGCATCTATTCCCGCAAGCAAGTGGAATGCTCAGTACCAGCAGAACCCGACCGGTGATGATAACGCTATTATTGCGCGGGAATGGTGGCGTAAGTGGGAGCGCGATACGGTCCCTCAGTTGCAGTATGTCATTCAGAGCTACGATACGGCGTTTTCCAAGCGGGAAACTTCTGACTTTTCTGCAATTACGACGTGGGGCGTGTTTTATCCTGAAGAAGGGGGCCCCCCGAACCTTATCTTGTTGGATAGCAAGAAGGGGCGGTGGGATTTTCCAGAGCTTAAATCGCAGGCTTTTGACATGTACCACTTCTGGGAGCCGGATACGGTTATTGTGGAAGCCAAGGCTTCTGGTCTGCCCCTGACCCACGAACTACGGAACACGGGCATCCCTGTGGTGAATTTCACGCCCAGTAGGGGCAATGACAAGGTATCGCGTGTACATGCGGTATCGCCCTTGTTTGAGGCGGGGATGGTTTGGGCCCCCGACGAAGTATTCGCTGACGAGATGATTGAAGAGGTCGCGGCTTTTCCAAACGGCGAGAATGACGATCTTGTCGATAGCATGACGCAGGCGCTAATGCGCTACCGTCAGGGCAACTTTATTCAACTGCCTACAGATGACTGGGAAGATCAGATGAGTTCTGTTAACATAAGGGCCTATTACTAAGGGTTTTAGTCTAATGGCCATGAACCGCCGCGCAGCGGTAGCTAGTAAACTATTGAAACAAGCCGGGGTTACTGGTGATTTTAGGAGCGTAGTGGAATCTCTGCCCCCGGAGACTCTTGTACAATACGACAAGCTATTAAAGCACGAGGAACCTTCTGTGGGGCCCGGTATGAATAGCGGCATTGTCGTTTCCTACAAATCTGGCGAGGTCGTGCAGGACAGGCCCATGCAGGGCAACTTCTCGGAAGAGGGTATTGCTGTTTACGAAGCGGGCGGCTACGTGCCGTCGCCCAAGGAGAAGCCCCGTTCTCCCGTGGGACAGGGTGTGTATGGCTTGGGCGACGTTGAGTATCGTGCCGCGTTGGACCCGCAGTTTACGGACGTGGTGGAAGACAAGGACGGAAACATGAGCGACGATTACGTGGGCCTGTTGGGCCTGCGTGCTCTGGAGCAGAAACACAATTACGATTACGGCAAATTTATTGACACCGACGCCCGTAGGCTTGACGAGGATTGGACGCGCAAGTTGGGCCTTTTGGGGGGCTATAACACGGAGACCGACCAGATACGTGTAAAAACGACACCCAGCGAAAGTCAACGGCTGCATGCCTTGGAAGTCCCGGACGCCTATCGTGCGCTGTTTTCTAGGGATAGTTCGTTGCCCGTTACGGCCCATGAGTTGTCTCACGCGGGCAGTCAGCGTTTAGACAATCCTCCTTCCGTAGGGCTTCAGCATAAGAATCTCCGTCTGTTGGATTGGGAGCGGATGCATAAGACGGAGGCGTCGCGCAATGTTTCTTCCGTCCTGAAAAATTATCTTGATATCGCGGATTACCAAGACGAGAAGCCGGAGCTTGACGTAAAACCCAGCCTGCGGGGGGTTTATAGCAGAAGCTATATGGACATGCAGGCCGAGGCACGTGATCTCTACGAGCAAATGGGCCCGCCCCGCGTGAAGAATTATGAAGACGGCGGTGCCGTCGAACCGCGGTCCGCGGACCCTGACGCAGAAATCTTGGCTATTTACGACCTTCTAGATGAAGAGAATCAGAAGCCGGAGCGCGAGAGGGACCCCGAAAGGATCGATGAGCTTTATTCACGGCTCACGGAACTTCAGGCTATGTCGCCCCCGCCGGTCGCGTTGGAGGTTTCGGACGACGTTTACATTCGCCCCCAGATTGATGCCCGCGGCGGCATTTCCGAGAGCAACCGGCGCGTGCCTTTTGGTCCAGACAAAACAGTCCAGATACGTGACCGGAACATGAGCGGTATCGCCCGTTTGGGCGCGGAGGCTGGTTTCCCGGGTTTCTCTGGCAATGACCGTCTTAGTGGCGGTGTAACAGGCACGTATGATCGCACTAAACGCTTGTTTCCAGACGAGTATAAGCCCTTTGGGTATCCGTCTGATGCCCGCTTTGGTCCCCGGGGGTTTGCCCCCACCGGTTATGATGTAAGATACTCCTCTGGTCCGAACACATTCTTAGGAAATGTGACGCCACGACAAGAAGGAGTCAGTCGTGATGCACCAAGAGGTAGATCCGTACTTGACCTTGGTTATGCGTATTCGACGCCGGAAGAGACGTTCTCTGTTCAGGCGACACCTTTCGGTCGTCGTGTGGTCACTGACCCGAAAACCGGCGACACGGAAATGGACCGTTCGGTTATGGCGCGTTACACAAGTCGTTTCTAATGAATATAGTTCCGTGATCCGTGGACTGAGGAGAGTGTTGCATAAATAGGAGCCCTCGATGTTAAAAAAATTTATCTCGTTACTTGTGGTTCTTGTGCCGTGTTTCACGGCCCACGGCTCTTATGCTCAAATGTTTTGCGAGCCGAACTTAGAAAAAGTCGAGAAGCAGATGGTAGAGTACGGGGAGGTTTTTTTGTTTTCGGGCATTTCCAATATGGGGGTGCCTTATTTGTTTTATGCGGGCAAAAAGACATACACGGTGATTATGATGGATCCTAATCGGGGGTATTGCACGGCTCCTCATTTGCTGGGCGAAATTCTTGAGATGGGCAATAATGTAAAGTTGCCTGAAGTTCATAATAGTTTATGATATAAGAGCGCATTACTGACGCAGGAGAAACCTGATGGCCTCAGAGCCCAATGGCGGTTTAATGGATCGCAACGTACCTTCTCAGTTAGATGAGGAGGATCTGCGTGCAGAAATTGAAATAGAGCTTCCGGGTTCTCAATACGAAGAAAATGTTCTTCCGTTTGAAGGCGACTCTTCAGTTGAAATTGAGCTGGAAGAAGACGGGTCGGTCATGGTTGACTTTGATCCGGACGATCAGCGGGGTGATAGCGACGATTTTTACGTGAATTTGGCCGAGGAAATTCCGGACCGCGAGCTTGGCCGCATCGCCGGTGAGCTTTTGGGCGAGTATGACGCCAATCGGGCCAGCCGTCAGGACTGGGAGGATGCGTATTCCAAAGGTCTGGACCTTCTCGGATTTAATTACGAGGATCGCAGTGAGCCGTTCCGTGGCGCGTCGGGCGTGACACATCCGCTTTTGGCCGAGGCTGCGACCCAGTTTCAGGCGCAGGCGTTTAACGAGCTTTTGCCTGCGGGTGGTCCGGTGCGTACAGTGGTTATGGGCGCGGATACCACGGCCAAGAACCAGCAGTCGCAGCGCGTTCGTAACTTTATGAACTACTACATCACGAACGTGATGGAGGAATATACACCAGAGCTAGACCAGATGCTGTTCTATTTACCTCTGGCGGGTAGTACATTCAAAAAGGTTTACTTTGACGAGACGTTGGATCGGGCGGTAAGCAAGTTTGTACCGGCTGAAAACCTGATTGTGCCGTATGAAACGGCTGATTTAGAGACTTGTCCCAACATTACACAGGTTATTCGCATGTCGTTGAACGATTTGCGGAAGCGTCAGGTGTCTGGTTTTTATCTGGACATCCCGGTTCACCCCGGACAGGACGAAAATAACGAGGTTCAAGACGAAATTAACCGCATTGACGGGTTTTCGCCCTCTCAAATTGACTACGACTGTACCCTTTTGGAGTGTCATGCTGATTTGGACCTTGAGGGGTACGAAGAAGTTGACGAAGATGGCGAGGAAACGGGCATTAAGGTGCCTTATATCGTCACAATCTCGCTTGATAATGGTCAAATTCTGTCAGTTCGCCGGAATTACCGCGAAGAAGACGAACTGAAGAAGAAAATTCAGTATTTTGTCCATTATAAGTTCCTTCCGGGCTTTGGATTTTACGGTTTGGGGCTTATTCACACGATTGGCGGGCTGTCACGGACCGCCACAGCAGCACTGAGGCAGCTTATCGACGCCGGAACCCTGTCAAACCTTCCAGCGGGTTTCAAAGCTCGTGGTTTGCGGATTCGCGACGACGACGATCCGCTTCAGCCGGGTGAGTTCAGGGATGTTGACGCACCGGGAGGGGCTATTCGTGACAGCCTAATGCTGCTGCCGTTTAAGGGCGCTGACCAAACGCTGTTCAGCCTGCTCGGTTTCGTTGTGGATGCGGGTCGTCGCTTTGCGACCATCACCGATATGAAAGTTGGGGATGGCAACCAGCAGGCTCCGGTCGGTACGACCATTGCATTGCTGGAGCAGGGCTCGCGGGTCATGTCGGCAGTTCACAAGCGCCTGCATTACGCTATGCGCTTGGAGTTCAAGATGCTGGCACGGGTGATGTCAGAAAGCTTGCCGAACGAATACCCGTACAGCATTGAGGGCTCGGATTCGAGCGTCAAGTCAGAAGACTTTGACGACCGCGTGGACGTAATTCCGGTTTCCGATCCGAATGTATTTTCTCAGGCACAGCGCATTGCGCTGGCCCAGACCAAGTTACAGCTAGCTTCTGCTGCTCCTGAACTGCACAACATGAACGAAGTGTTCCGGGACATGTACGACGCGCTGGGCGTTCGAGATGCGGACCGACTTATGAAGCGTACTCCGGTCGATGAGCCGGAGCCCAAGGATCCCGCGCAGGAAAACATTGATGCGCTGGACATGATGCAGCTTCACGCCTTTGAGGGGCAGGACCATCAGGCGCACATCATGGCGCATCTGGTGTTTGCAAGCGGTCCAATGGTTGCGGCTAATCCGGTAATTGCAACGACGTTGCAGAAGCACGTCATGGAACATGTGCAAATTGGTGCGCGGGAGCAGGCAATTGTTGCGTTTATTCAGCAGTCTCAGTCGCAGCAGGGTCAGCCTTTGGATGAAGAGCAGATGCTTCAGATGGAAGCCTTGGTTGCACAGTACGTGGCGCAGGGCATGCAACAGGTGCAGCAGCTTAGTCGTCAGGTATCCGGCTCCGATCAGCCTGATCCTCTGGTTCAGCTTAAACAGCAGGAGCTTCAGATCAAGGCACAGGCCGAGCAGTCAGACGCGCAGGTGGATATGGCCAAGCTCAATCTCGACGCGCAGAACCAGCAGACGCGGTCTCAGCAATTCCAGCAGCGGCTGGCAAGTCAGGAAAAAGTTGCGGCGGCCCGTATCGACGCCGCTATGCAGCGCGAAATGCTTAAACGAGACCAGTAACATTAGGAGACTATTATGGCCATGAAACCACGCGTAAAGATTGTGACAAACACGCCGGGTCCGGCTCCCAAGGCGGTTGAGTACGCCGACATTAAGGGTCAAGGCCGTATTCCGTACGGTAAAACCGCCCCCGCTCCAATGGCGGGCGACACTCCTCGCAAAATGACTATGCGTGGCGCTGGTGCGGCCCGCACAGGCAAAAGTTTTATGGGGCGGTAAATGCCCTACTGCTCGTCCCCGGTATTTCAAGGGCGTATTTTAGTCTAAGGGGGCCTTATGGACGGCGCTATCGACATAAGGCTGATTGTAACTCTCGGCGGCATTCTCTTTAGCGTTGCGGGAGCCGCCGCCGTTGGTAAAATTCAGATTAAGGTTATTCAGGAAACCTTGAATGACATTGAGTCCCGCTTGCGGAAGATCGACCAACGCATTGATTATTTGGAAAACGGCGAAGCTGTTGTAAAGCAGCGACTTGATATTCTTGCCAAACTGAACAGCCCTGAAAACTTGCGCCGGGATCACATGCAAGTAGCGAGCATTCTGGCTGATATCTCTTATCTCAAATCTGAATCAGAGCGGATACATAAGATTCATAACGGTGTTCATCCGCCTGTGTCTAACGAAAGGAAAGCAACATGATTGGTTTAATCGGTGCGATCCTACCCTCAGTAATGGAGGTGGCCGGGAGGTTTTTACCTGAAGACAAAGAGAAGCGGGCCGCTGCCGAGCGCGAGATCGAGGCGCAGCTTACACTTCACTTGGCAAAGATCGACCTCGCCCAGTTAGACGTAAACAAAACTGAAGCGGCGCATCGTTCTGTGTTTGTTAGCGGGTGGCGTCCTATGATCGGATGGACGTGCGGCGCTGCGATGTGCCTTAATTTCCTCATATTTCCGCTTGCCTCCTTTGTTCTCGCGCAAACTGGTCATCTTATCGAGTTGCCGAAACTGGACATGAGCGAGATGATGCCTGTTTTGATGGGAATCCTTGGGTTGGGGGGCCTCAGAACCGTAGAAAAGATCAAACAGGTAAGTAAATAATGTCTCCCGAACTAGTGAAAAAGCTCCGTGAAGAGTTGGCTAGGGACGAAGGTGTTGTACATGAAATTTATCTGGATCATTTGTCTCTTCCCACGTTTGGTCTTGGCCATCTTGTCCGCTCTTCTGATTTGGAGCACGGCCACCCTGTGGGAACGCCTGTCAGCAAAGAACGTGTAAACCAATGCTTTACAGAAGATGTACAAACTACGCTGTACGACTGTGAAATCTTGTATCCGGACTTTGCAAAACTTCCTGACGAAGCGCAATTGGTCATAGCCAACATGATGTTCAACATGGGCCGTCCGCGCTTGTCCAAATTTAAAAGCATGAAAGCGGGCGTAGATGCGAGAAATTGGAACCGTGCAGCGGACGAGATGGTGGACAGCCGCTGGTACAAGCAGGTTACGAACCGAGCCGAGCGTCTCGTTAGCAGGATAAGAGCTCTCGCTTAAATAAAACTAAATACTTAGTGACAAGATGTATCTGACATGCTAGGAGACCATGTGAGCATATCAGAAGAGATGCGGTAACTTCATGGACGAAATTTTCTTTGCGGAAGCGACTTTTCGGATTATTCGGGAACGGAGAGAAAATATCCTTGATATCCTTCAGTTTAACAACGTGAAGGACATGGAGCATTATCGTGAGCTTATGGGCAACTTAGAGGCCCTTAATCACGTGGAACAGGAACTCAA